TCTAAACCATTTGCAAGAAAGATCCAGATATTGACTGTTGGAGAACAAAGAGCAAAGGTTATGGGTAAAACACAGGTAGCATCTATATTCAAAAAAGGAAAAGAGTCTATAAGAAAAGGGAGAAAAGCATAATGGCACTCGCTAAAAGTCAAAGGAGTTTAAAAGCATGGGGAAAACAAAAATGGAGAACCAAATCTGGCAAGAAATCTTCGGAGACTGGGGAAAGATATTTGCCAGAGAAAGCGATCAAAGCTATGTCATCTGCGGAGTATGCGGCAACGACAAGAGCAAAACGGCAAGGAACAAAAAAGGGCAAACAGCATGTGAAACAGCCGAAATCGATTGCAAAAAAAACAGCTAAATATAGGAGATATAGTTAATGATGTACGGAAAAATGAAATCTAAAAATGGTATGAAAATGAAAAATGGTATGAAGAAAAAAAATGTTGCAAAAAAACACAAAGGTTTTTCTAAACTACCAGAAGCAGTACAAAGAAAAATAAATAAAAAACTAGCTAAAAAAGTATAATGAGAAAAGGACTTTATGCTAACATCCATGCCAAAAGAAAGCGTGGAGGTAAAATGCGAAAAAAAGGTGCTAAAGGTGCACCTACAGCTGCACAATTTAAACGTGCAGCTATGACAGTTAAAGGTAAAAAATAATGGCAAAAACACCTGCATGGCAAAGAAAAGAAGGAAAAAATCCTAAAGGTGGACTTAATCAAAAAGGACGTGATTCTTATAATCGTGCAACTGGCGGCAATCTAAAAGCACCAAGTAAAAAGGTAGGTAACAAACGTAGAGCTAGCTTTTGTGCAAGGATGAAAGGTATGAAAAAGAAACTTACGTCTGCAAAAACTGCTAATGACCCAAATTCAAGAATTAATAAAGCACTTAGGGCTTGGAATTGTTAGTTTACTACTACTATTAAATTTAACTATGGATGAATACGGTAAACATAAAAATTTTTTAAAAACTATAAGAGATGTAAAGTCTCAGTATAGTCAAGATTCTTTTGAAGCTAGTGTACCTGATGAATTTATATTAGCTATAGCTACTGCTGAGACTGGTAATTTTGAATTTAAAGGAGCTGATACTCCTAAAAGAGCTAATAATTTTTTTGGAATACAAGCTATAAATAATCAGCCATTTATACTATCACAAGATCCTAATAAAAAAGCAAAGGTAAGAGTATTTGATAGTGCTGAAGATAGTGTAAAAGGTTTTCTACAACTTATGAAAACTGGAGATAACTATCAAGGTGTGAGAGATGCTATTGCTAGAGGTGATGATGTAATAAATTATTTTGATCATCTTGGTAAGTATGCTGAGAAAGAAGATTATGGTGAATATTTAAAGGATGTATATGTTACGAGAGTGTTAAGTTTTATGGAACCTAAAAAAGATATGGATAAACTTTTATTTCCTAAACGTAAACCTATGAGCACTCAAATGGATAATCTAAAATAATGGTAGCACAACTATTACCACCTGTTGTAACTGCAATAGGTAGATATGGGGTACCATATTTATTTAAAGAATATATAAAGAAAGGTGCAAGTGAATTTAGTAATGTATATGGTTCATCTGCATTACAATCTATAAATACTCTTGGTGCTCAAAATGAAGATTTATTTAATCAAGAGTTTGAGTTATACACAAATGAAACAAAAAAAGATAAAGATATATCTAGAACTGTAACAGATACACCTTCAGGTTTAGTAATAGGTGGAGGAGCAAAAGAACCTTTACCACCACCTGAACCATTTACTACACCTGTAGATTCTTCAGGCCCTATAACATTAGCAACACCTGAAGCTGACAAGATAGATACTACACTATCTACACCTGAAGTTAAACCAGTAGATACAACTTTATCTACACCTATACCTAAAGAAAGTGGCCCTATAATATTTACAAAAGATGACATTTCAAAACAGACAAAAAAAGCACTAGAACCTAAAGCAGAATTCGGTCCATTAACAGAAGCACAAAAACAAACTGCAAAAGCACTTATGGGTGATCAGCCAGAGTTTTATTCTCGTGTTGTTAAATCTATTAAAGATGCTAAACCAGATAAACTTACTAAAAATAAATGGAAAAGTTTTATACAAGGTGATAAGCAAGAACTTAAATTCTTAGGCTTAGATAAATTTTTACAAGGTAATGAGTCTATAACTAAAAAAGATTTGTTAGATTTTGTAGACCAAACAAACTTTGCAAGTAAACTAAAAGTAGTTGAAGTACCCTTAGAAGATCAATATGATTTTAGTCAATATTCTATAGGTGGTGCAGGTGGTAAAAGAGCTGTTAGTACTTTACCATATGATTATGCGGTTAATCCTACTGGACAAAAATTACAAGAAGGATACAAATCTACTGTAAAACAATATGTTTTTCAAGTATCTACCTCTGAGGATCCATCTGGAAAAGGCTACTTAGGTATAGCAGACACAGCTCATTTTCCTTTAGAGTATGCAACAAATACCATAGCACATGCTAGAGCACAGATAGGATACTTTGATCCTGATGCTGTAGAAAAAAGATTAAATGCAAAAGAGGCTGATGGTGTAGAATTAACTGATCAAGATAAAACTTTAAAAAATGCATCTAGACAATTAGAAGATACTTTTATTATAGATGAAGTACAATCTGATATGGTACAAGATAGACAGAAAGAAGGTACTAAAGAAGACTTTGTTATAATAAAAGGTAGTGACATTACGTCAGATTTTTTAAAAAAATTTTATCCTAATTATACTGTTAAACCTACACCAGTAAATATATTGACAGGTAAAACTGATAAGCAACTTAAAGATGAGGGCCTAATAACTATTAGGGATAATCCTAATGTTTTGTATATAACAGATAGAACTACAGGAAGATCTAGTCCAGAAGTTAGATTAATGGATAATAACTTTTATGTTTTTAATAAGAATAATTTAGTTGGTAAAGGGTCTTATAAAACAGAAGAAGCTGCACAAAAAATTGTAGATGAGAGAGGTTTAAACCCATTACCAATAACTGAATCTAAAAAGTATGTAGAGCTAGTATTAAATTCTATGATAAAAAAAGCAGTTGAAGAAGATTTAGATAGTATTGGTATAACTAATGGTCAGATACAATACGATAGATATGATAATCAACCGATAGAAGATAAAGAAGGTTTAAAAAAATTTTATGATGAGATTGTACTTAAACAATTTGAAAAAATTGCTAATAAATACAATGTAAAATTAGAGACTGTAGAGTTACCAGGTAAAGCAGCACCAAAAGAATTTGATGATGTGGGTTTAAATGAACCGACAGAAGAAGGAGATGCAAGACGAATAACTCGTAGAACATCTCAAGCAATTAGAAGAGACTTTGTTCTTCGTAAAGTTAATGCTAATACACTAGCTGCAACAATAAATGACCTAGTTAATAGAACATTTGAAGACCCTGCTAGATATAATGATCCTAATGCTGTATTACCAGATTATGCAAGTATTTATAGTACAACTGGTATAAGCGCTGGCGAGAATATGTTAGAAAATTTAATTACAGATAATCAAGATTTTGACGAAAGTGAAAAGAAAAACTATTATATATGGGTAAAACCAGGAAGTGCTATAGAAAAAGCACTTCAAAAACCTGAGAACTATGGATCTCTATCTGGAGTTTGGGATATTAGGGATATTAATTTACAAATGCCCATAGCTTTAGCCGCACCTCAAAATGTATCTTCAGAAGAAAATTTTTTAGAAGTTATTAGGAGAACTGAGGGAAGAAATCTTACAGATTATTTTGGAATGGTAGCAGAGGGGACATCTAATAACATAGAAGATGTAAATAATTATAATAATTTTATATTAAAATATCCTAAACAGGAAGGTGTTGATCTAAAGTATATGCATAAAATTATTAAAATGAGAATACCTAAACAATTACAAAAAGATATATTAAGCAAACCTATCAAATTAAGTAAAGCTAACAAACAAACAGGAAGATTACTCGCATAAAAAAGGGGAGCCATAAAGACTCCCCGCAGGCAACATAAGACATCCAGAGTCTCTACTCTGGGTGTCTTTTTTTTTGTCTAATTATATTTTTAAACATTTTGTATAAGTTGTTTGATATCATCTTGTAATTTTCTACCTACAGAATTAGCATGATTAATTACAGCAGCACATAAGTTACCATGATAAGGATATCCTTTAAGTGCCTCTCTTACTTTAGCCACAGGTTTACCACCATAGTCTATAACTATAGCATTGTTTCTATTTAAACCTATTTTTAATTCAAATAATATTCCTGTAAATTTATCTAAATTATTTTTTTCCGACATCTGTAGACCCTCCAGTGTAACCTTGCGGAGTTAGGGTAGATAAGCTGTTCATTAATTTAACAACTTCTCCATAAGGTCTTGTCATTAAGTATCTCATTATATCCATTAAATGCTCAGAACTAATACTATACATTTTAGGTTGTGGTTTATTTGTTTCTTGTTTTTTTTCTTCAGCCATTTATCCTCCTATTAAAATGGTATTTGTTTATCAAAGTGTTTAATTAACACTTCTAACTTTTCTTCAGCCGTAGCAATTTTTTCAACTAATTTATCTAACTCATCTAAAAATTGAGGATGCTCTCCAATGGCAACAGGTTTATCAAAGTAAACAAGTGCTGTTGCTTTTGCTGCAGATATCTCTGCTTCATATTTTTTTTGTAAAGCATCATAAAAAGATTTATGCATTAGTGTGCTCCTATAAGTTGATAGTATGTATCTTCAATTAAATCTTCATCATCAAGATACGGATTAAATTTTGCTGCCTTAGATTCTCTTGCATCTCTAATAGTTTGATTTAAGGTTCTACCTTCTTTCAGACAACCTGCAACAAAATCTTCTACTTCTATAAGTGATTGTTTAACTTGACCCATTACTAACCTCCTTAACTAATCTATTTAAGTACCATTGTGCTTTTTGTAAATCTTCTAATGGTTCTCCTTTAAATTTATATCTTGCAACATATTTTAATATATTGCCTTTTAGATATCCATGGAACTCATCATTAGTCATGCAATCAGTTATAACATCTATAGTTTCTTTTCTACCATGAAGATAGTGTGCAGGTGCATTAACATTATCATATGTAATTTCATTTTCGTATGATAAATCATGACTATGATCTATTTTTTTAGTATATTGCCTTTTATCTTTTGCCATACTTTCTCCTAATTGTATTATATTCTACCATCTCTAAATCGTACTCTCCTTTACTAACATTACGTTTAACTACTAAACCACTCCACCACATTTGTTGTGTAGCTTTAGCATAGTTTTCTTTGTGATGCAAGTAACATCCTGCAGATAAACCCATTAATTTTCTACCAGATGGTAGGGCACACATAGCATAATCGAATGTATGTATATGTCCTACAGTAGAAGATACTTTATTTTTTAATAAGAGAGAACGAGCAACATTGTCACCGCTAATAGGCTTACCCATGACACCAGTAGGGTAGTTGTGGCAATAATATATACCATCCACATTAACAGGTTTTTGGTATTCATAAACTTCCCAACCAAATTTTTCAAATTTAAAGTCGTCTGTGCTAATTGTTCCTTCAAGTTCTGGTATATCATCTACTGTCCTATCTATTCTATCTTCATGATTTCCAAGAAGCATGATTTTTCTTGGACGTCTGCCATTAAGTCCTTTGTTAAATTTTTCTAATGCATCATGAGCATGGTCAATATCTTTCTTATATCTACGACCTTCAAATTGTTTTTTACCTTTATCATAACTAGAGAGAGAATCCATACTTGCAAAATCTCCCATGCATATTATTGTATTTGGTTTTAAATCATGTGCAAACTTACCTGCCCATAAAAACCTTTCGTTACTTGCTTTAGGTGTACAATGAGGATCACCTATAACTAAATGTGTTGCCATTAGTTCAACTCCTTATCTCGTTTCATTTTTAAATATTCAAGAAAGTCAACAACATTAGATTCATCATCAAATTCTGCTACAGAACTAATTGTTAAATCTTTCTCGTTCTTTTTTTTATCGTCAGCAAATCCACGTAGTCCCCATAGAAACGTTGAATGAGGGTCAGTAGTTGCCATTTTTATCATGCCTCTAGCTATTGTAGAACATAATTCATATTGCTCTGTAGACATTTTAGAATTACTATCCATTATAATACCACATGTAAATCCTTTTTGCCAAGGACTTACAATTACTTTTACAGAGTTTATTAAACTTATATTATTTTTTTTCTTTGCCATACCAATACTTATCTACATTTTCTTTATTATACTCGATAACTTTGTGTTCAAATCCTCTCTTCATACTTTTTTTACCAAAATATTCAGCTTTCTTTTGATCATCAAATATTTCATTATTAAATATTCTGTAATGTTCATCTTTTTTATTTTTAAAAATAACAAAATAAATCATATTGAAGAGTTGATGGCAAGCAGACCCCTCAAACTACTCACCACCAAACTCTACGGTTTCCTCCTTTGGATTTGTAACAGAAGTATACCAAACCCATTTAGGATTCTTACCTTTAGATTGCTGTTGTGGTAACAACTGCAATTTATCCTTCCCCCAACAAGGAAGTTTATATGGGCAATAAGAACACACAAAGCCCAAAACTCTATTACCTGTAGGTTTACTCCTAAAAGTTTCTGCTATATCATTATAACATCTTTTAAATGGAGCACCTTCTTTTATTGCTTTTATATTTTCTTTAGCTGTATTTAATGCTTTACTTTTATACTCTGTATGCATAGATGGAGTTTCACAAACTGTCCATTCTCCAGTAGATTTATTAATAGCTATCCAACCGCCAAAATTTTTTTTCTGACTTTCGCCATATAAAAATCCCTGTGATGCATAACCAAAGGAATCTTCTTTGACAACTTCCGTAAATCCACCTGCCTCTCCGAACTTTTTTTCAAAGGAATAAGGTGACGCACTCTTAATATCCCATATTTTTTCATCGATCTCAACATCTTGTCTACCCTCAATTGAGTCTCCATTAAACTTGTATGTAACTTTTTTCTGCTCATTTTTAATATTTACTCCTGCTGACTTCATAACAAATATAGCTAATGCTTCAATTAAATCACCAAAAGTATTTCTCATTTTATTATTGTAAGGTTGCCCTTCACCTTTAATACCTTTAGATTCCATCTGCAATTGGCACAATGGTCTACCTACATTTGACATTCTTAATTCAAATTTATTTTTTCTTTCTTCTGCAAACTGTTTTAGTAAGGCGTTTTTACACGCCTCACCAAACTCCTGTACAAGTTTATCATCAATCTTTACAGGATTTTTAGATACTGTATCTAAGTATTGCTGAACTTTTAATAATATATTATTCATTAAGAAGCTAATACTTTTTCTGGTAGATCATCATCCATTTCCTCAACGATTTCAGCATCTATTTTATCAGAGTCTGATGATTGATTCGACCTAGCTTTATTATATTCGCTCACTACTTCAGCATTTTCAGTATCAATAGATTCTTGGAATACTTTTAAAGTTTCCATATCTGCTTCAGATAATTGTAGATTAGCATCTGCATTTACACTTATCTCTGGCACATAAAAAACATTACCACCTTTTTTCTGCCTTTTAGTATCTAAAGAAAAAGTACAATTAAACATGAGTTTTTTTCTTTTTTTTAAAAGATCTAGTGCAGAAGTAACAGGTGTAAAAGCTGTTCCAGTTACTCTATACAGAACTGGCAAATTTTCTACTTTATGTGTTTCACCTTGTGCAGTTTTACCATCCTTAATTGATAATAAACCATACACTAATTTGTAACAACGTATAGTTCTTTGCTGTTCTAATTGTTCTGGAGTAAGACTTGCTCTATCCTTATAGGCTATCTTACCACATTTTGTGCCACCTAATATATCTATAGCTTCTTCTTTCCAACTTTTAAATATAATAGATCTATTTATGTACTCACCTTTATCTGCATCATAATGCATGTACTGCATTGCACTAATAAATGGTCTAAATGTAATTGGTTTACCATAAACATTTTGACCTACATTAGAGTCATATGCATAGAAATGACCTACTGGTAATAAATTACCATCATCATCTTCTGGTGTACGATTAATTGCTAATCTTGGTATATTATTACCACTACTAGAACCATCGTCTTGTCCAATAGCTTGCATTATTTGCTCATCAGACATTGTATTTATATTTGTTAAGTTATTGTCAGACATTTGTCCTCCTTATTTTACTGGTTTGTATACATCATTTTGTGTAAAAAGTCAAGTGAAAAGTGTGAGTAATATTATGTACCACATAAACAAAATAACACATAATGAAGCACCTGCGGCAACATAACATAGCAATTTAGCTAACATATTTTAGTCTCCCCATCTATTATTCTTAAATCTAAACCATCAACTTGTGCAAAATAAGTCCACTCAGATAAAAACTCATGAGACTTATCTATATATAAAGTTGTTGGTTCTATTATGCACTGATCTTTTAAAGCTGTGTATTCTAAAAATGCTGAATACTGATCATCAGAATATTCATCTAAAGTATCTAGTGCTTCTACTTCTTTAGTCATTATACCTCCCTTCACGTAATTCTCTTTTAATTAAATCTACTTCATCTAATTTATGTTTGTTAATAAACTCTCCCTGTTTGTCCCAAAAAGAATCAAGACCTAGTTTACCCAATGCTCTACTATAAGACATACCAAGAGTGAGTCCGTGTGGTGTATCATATTTTTTTAAAAATATATCAGATACATCTTTTTCATTATCTTTATAAGCAGCATAACCAGCAGATAAAACAACTACTAGCGCTTTTTTTTCGTGTTTAGTTAATTTAGCCATATTAATCCTCGTATTGATGTTGTCTTATTTTAATATTTAACTCTAAATCACAGCCATCGTTAGCCTCCATAAGTTCTTCTAACATTGGTATAAATTTTTTATGATGCATACCTTCTGTTGAATTTAAAGTTAATTTAGTTAAGTTGTTATCATACTTTTCTTTTTTTTGATTATATTTTTGACCGATAACTTCTACATTATATTTATCTATGTACATTAGTTTACCTCCTTCATATTTAACCAATCATAACCTATTTTAAGTTCTGTGTCAAGTGGAACATTAAAATCAATATTGTAATACTGTTTTAGTGCAGGTATTACGTCTGCTGTGCCCTGTTTAAATATTTTACTCATCACATCTTCTTCTCCAGGATAAACATCAGCCACAATAGAATCATGAACTGTGTTTATAAGTAAACTCTTAACCTTATTTTTTTTCATAAGATTATATATATTTATGCATGCAAGTGGTACAATATCTGCTGTTGCAAAACCTTGAACAGGATAATTTTTTATCTGTGTTCCATATGTAGAACCACCCCAAGGTGTTCTCTCTGCATACGGAAATGCATACTCTCTACCTGTTGGTAATTTAATTCTTTTAAATCTTATTGCTTCACTTTGAAGTTTGTCATGCCATGCTTTTATATCTTTATACTTTTCTAAAAATTTAGTATAATATCTTTTTTCATCTTCAGTTCCAGTAACACCACCATACAAAGGTTTAAATGTATGGGCTTTTGCATCTTGTCTAGATACACCTATGATATCAGCTGTATACTGGTGAACATCAATATTATTTTTTATATCTTCCATACCTTGTTTATCTTGTGATAAATAAACTGCAGTTCTAAATTCTAATTGTGCAAAATCTATCTCAAGTATACTACCTTTGTCAAATCTAGATGTTACAACTTTTCTAATCGGGAATGTTTTACCTCTTGGTTGATTTTGAAAGTTAGGATCTCTACTAGATAATCTACCAGTTGCAGTAACTGCTTGCATAAATTTTGGATGTAAAAATCCATTTTCATTTGTAAAGTTTTTTAATCCATCTACAAATGTATCTAGATAAGTAGACACGGCATTGTGTCTGACAATTGCATCTATAAATTCTTTAAACTCACCCTCAGCTTCTGCTGAGATTTTATTTAGTGTAATCTTATCTGTTCTAAATCCAGACTCTGCAATGTCATAAACACTTCTTGGTCTTTGTCTAAAACCTGCAAGTTTAGCCATGGGTGTATAAATATAACCATCACCATTACAATCAATACATTTTGTATAGTTCTTATATGGACTTCCATCTTTTTTTATTCTTTTAATTACACCTTTACCATGGCATGTAATACATTGTTCAGCAACAGTTCTATAAATAGCATCTGTATTATCTGACACTAGAGTTCTAAATTGTGTCCTAGAAAATTGTGGTCGTCTTTTATTTTTACCTGTGCTTTTATCTATGCCTACATTAAATATTTTAGCCCACTCCTTTTTATCTTTAGGTTTCATGGAATAAATTAACCAAGATAGTTGCTCTGGACTTGATAAATTAATTTTTGTATCACCCATTTGTTTATAGACTATCTTATCTATTTTTTGTTTTAGATAAGCAAACTCTGCACGATATTCTTTTTCTACATTATTTAAATCTTCTACATTAATATTTATACCATTTATTTCCATGTCACATAATACTATTAAAAACTCATTCATCATCTTAAGAGTCATTAATAAATCTTTATTTTTAGGTAGTCGTAAGTCTTGCATTTGAGAATCAAATAATCTTCTAGTTATTTGCACATCAATTTTGCCATACTCTTCTACAATATCTGCAGGTATATTTTCAAAAGACATACCCCGATCCATATAGTCTTTTATCCTACTATCTTTAGATCCTATTTTTCGTCTACGGCAAGACATTTCTAATGTTAAACTTTTTCTTATTCCTCTATTAAGTATATACTCCCCTAGCATAGTATCATATACTCTACCAGTATATTTAAATCCAGACTCTAGTAACCACATTAAATCAAATTTTATATTATGTCCTACTAATAAAGTTGTTTTGTCTAATATTGATTGTATCTTATGGTAACAGCCCTTGTCTATCCTTTCACTATGATTTGTAAAATAATATTCATCATTAATACCTACACTAACTAATATATTATCTGGATGAAATGGAGATGGATCATATCCACCTGTCTCTGTTTTTTGATAAGATGTTTCTACGTCTACTGTTGTTATCATTTATACCTCCTAAATATTAATCTCCAAAGCCAAGATCTAGTTATACTGACGGCAGTAAATATTAAAGCAATATTTATACTATCTAATATTGATGGATGTAAATCAAATAAAGGAAAAATAAATATCTGAATTAATATTGCTAATAAAAATCCACTACCTACATCAATAAAACTTTCAATCAAACTTCTCATTGTTACACTTCGTATCTACTTATTTCCCTTCTAATGGTGCACACAGGTTCTCCATGATAACCATTTATTTTATTTTTACTTATACACAAAGTTCTTATTTTATTTTCATAATCGGTATTTCCATTTCTACCTATACCAATAATTAAATCAGCTTCAGCTGCTTTACCTGTCTTAGAGTTTTCCATTTGATCAAATGAAATACTATTTCTATTATGCGCATCAGCTGATGCTTGAGATATAGCAATAACTGCGCAGTCTCTTCTTTTTGCAATCTCTCTTGTTGAAGTGTATATCTGTCTTAACTTTTCATCTGTCCTTGCATATGTTCCTTTTACATTTATTTTATCTAATTGATCTATGATAATAATGTCTGGTTTATGTTTTTCACAATGTGTATCTATATCTTCCATTGACCAATCAACTGTATCAAACATAGATATATTATCTTTTATATCACTCCAGTATGATTGTGCCGTGTCTACATCTTGTATTACTTCCTCTCTAGTCATACCAGTATAACAAGAAATAGCTCTCATCTGTGTACGAATAGCAGGCTCCTCGTTTATAAACGCATGTATTTTTGCACCTTGTTCTGCAAAACCATTTGGTCCTGCACATAAACTTACCCAGAATGCAGTCTTACCTGTTTCTGGTCTTGCAAATGCAATCATTAGATTGCCTGCACCAATACCTCCTATATTTTCTTTTATAACAGGTATATTAAATTTCCATTTTGTTGTAACACTAAGAGACTCTAAAACTTCATTAACATTATTTGTAACAGCAGGTGTTTTTTCTTCGTCTAAACCATGCTTATGTTTTTCTATCATAGTTATAATATCATTAAAGTTAGCATCTTTACCATTAAATATTTCTGTAGACTCAACAGCTATTCTCTGTGCAAGATCTCTGTCTGATAGAACACGCATAATATCTTTTGCTATTTCTTTGCTAGGCTCTTGTACCTCTTTAATATCTTCTATTAACTCACTAAATTTTTCTTTTGCAGCACGAGTTAATGCAGGATTAAATACTGTTGTATGTAAAGAATATAACTCTCCAATTTTTATATTGTCTTTGTATTTTTCGTGTGCTTTTTGTATTGTATCATACAAAGAACTAATATCTCCAGAGAACACAGTAGGAGATATTGAACCTTTATATTGGCTATAAAAATTTTTATTAAGCATCAGCTTAATCATTTGTTTTTCTATCATGTAACTCCTTTTCTAAGTTTTCAATTTTATATTGTGATTTAATCTTATTTAATCTTAACTCTTCGTTTTCATTTTTTAATCTTTTAACTTCTCTGTACAAAGCCATTATCTCTTCTGATCTATCCTTTGTTTTTCTAAGTTGACTTTGTAAATATTTTTTTTGTTTTATTAATTTATCTAATGATTCCTCAAGATTAACTATTGATTCACTCAGATTTATCGACATCTCCATACTCCTTTCTCAATAGTAACTCTATTGTATCTAGTATTGACTCATCTCTTTGGCTCCAATCAGATCTATTCATATCTTTTATATCATACTTCCAAGAGTTCCAACTATCTAATATTTCTTTTTTCATATTATCGTCCATAAAACATCTCCCTTATTTGTTCTGTGTTAAAGTATTTTAAGTCATCTTCTAA